CTACTGCCCATTTGATCACATTGCAACTGGAAAATAACACCATCATTGGCTCAATGACATTGGCTGGTGGTGATACGTGTATCATTCCAAAGAAATCTGTAGAAGAATTGTTTTCAGCAAATGCTGGAGTTAGACTAACTTCTATTACTATTCCTAGAGGATAAATCGATGAAGCTAATTACAGAGTATACTGAGACCGATGTGCAATGCATAGTCGAGGCTAACGATAAAGGCGAGAAATCGTATGCTATCGAAGGTATCTTTGCAATGGCTGAATCAAAAAACCGTAATGGACGGATCTACCCTAAAGCCATAATGGAGAAGGCAGTAGATAAATACGTTACGGATCAAGTAATGACTAAGAGAGCAGTTGGTGAGTTAAATCACCCCGAAGGTCCGACTGTTAACTTAGACAAGGTATCCCATCTAATCACCAAGCTCGAATGGGCTGGTGATAATGTGATGGGTAAGGCGCAAATATTGGATACACCTATGGGTAAGATTGTAAAAGGTCTGCTGGATGGTGGTGTTCAACTAGGTGTGTCAACTCGTGGTATGGGTAGTCTCGAACAGAGAAACGGCGTAACAATGGTCAAAGACGATTTCATTCTAAATACAGTTGATATTGTACAAGATCCATCCGCCCCGCAAGCTTTCGTAAATGGAATAATGGAAGGTGTGGACTGGGTTTGGAATAACGGCGTAATCGAAGCAAGAGAAATTGAAAGAATGGAGACTGAGATTAAGAAGGCTCCACGTGCTGACCTCTATGAGGCTCAAACACGTGAGTTTAAGAATTTCCTCTCGTTACTCAAAACAAAAAGCATGTAAAGGAGTACAGCATGTCTGAAGAAACTCAGATCATCGATGCAGAACTCCATGACGAGAACGTTGTGGAAGAAGCTCATGATCCAAAAAACGCTGAAGCGAACTCTGTCGACTCTGTCGATAAAGCCGCAAAAGCAACAACACAGGCGGCGGCACCAAAGACCAAAGCTGGAATGATTAATGCAATGTACGGTAAATTGTCTAAGATGAAGAAAACAGATCTTCAGGCAAGTTACGGTAAAATGATGGGCGAAGAAGTAGACGCTGAAGGAACCGCAGTAGCAGAAGCTAGTGCAGTAGAATTCAACTATACTAATGAACTTGATGCATTAGTTGAGTCTGAAGCAACTCTTTCCGAAGAGTTCAAGACTAAAACCAGCATTATCTTTGAATCTGCTATTAAAGCCAAGCTTACAGAGGAAATTGATCGTCTGGAAGAAACTTATGCAACTGAATTAGCTGAAGAACTTTCTACACAGAAAGCTGAATTGGCTGAACAAGTTGATAGCTACCTAAACTATGTAGTTGAGTCATGGGTTGAGGACAACAAAGTTGCCATTCAATCAGGACTTCGCACAGAAATCGCAGAAGGATTCATGGAGAAGTTGAAAGACGTATTCACCGAATCTTACATTGCAGTACCAGATGAGAAACTCGACCTAGTTGACGATCTATCTGAGCAAGTTAAAGAACTGGAAACAGCAATTAACGAGCGCACTGAAGAAGCAATGTCATTGTCTGTAGAGCTAGACACATTTAGACGTGAAGCAGTTATTGCTGAAGCATCTAAAGGTTTGGCAGATACCCAAGTTGAAAAACTAACCAAATTAGTTGAAGGTTTTGAATTCCATGATGCTGAATCGTTTGCAGAAAAAGTTGCAATCGTGAAGGAAGCAAATTTCAAACCAGAAGCAATTGAATCCACTATCGCAGAAGAAACTGTAGACGATGCATCTGATGCAATCTCCGAAGCAACTTCAGACGTGATGCAAACCTACCTTTCTGCAATCAGAAAATCTCAAAAGTAAAAGGGAATTATTCCAATGAATACATACGACAACCTAGTCGAAAAATGGTCACCAGTTCTTAACGAAGAAACTGCTGGTTCCATTACAGACTCGCACAAACGCTCGGTAACTGCCGCTCTTTTGGAAAACACTGAAAAGGCTCTTCTTGAAGAGCGTCAGTTGACTGAAGCCGCACCGACTAACGCAACAGGCTCAAACGTAGCAAACTGGGATCCAATCTTGATCTCACTAGTTCGTCGTGCCGCTCCAAACATGTTGGCATATGACCTTGCTGGTGTTCAGCCAATGTCAGGTCCAACAGGCTTGATCTTCGCAATGAAGTCAAAGTACACATCACAAGGTGGTACAGAAGCTTTGTTCAACGAAGCAGATACACGCTTCTCAGGTACACAGAACTCTGCCGCACAACCAGCAAGCCCATCAGGTCTTGACGTTGCAAACGCAAACGATGTGAAAACAATTGACTCAGACCGTTTGACTGCACTTTCGGGTGGCGGAATGGCTACAGACTCTGCTGAAGCACTTGGCGATGCCGCTGGTAACGCTTTTGCTGAAATGGGCTTCTCAATCGAAAAAGCAACAGTGACTGCAAAATCACGTGCTTTGAAAGCTGAGTACTCACTAGAACTAGCACAAGACTTGAAAGCTATCCATGGTTTGGATGCTGAAACAGAATTGGCAAATATCTTGTCAACTGAAATCTTGAGCGAAATGAACCGTGAAGTAATCCGTACAATCAACTCACAAGCTAAATCAGGTGCACAACAGTCTAACGTTGCAATCCGTGGTATCTTCAACATGAGCACAGATGCTGATGGTCGTTGGTCTGCTGAGAAGTTTAAAGGTTTGATGGTACAAATCGAACGTGAAGCAAACGCAATTGCTAAAGAAACACGTAGAGGAAAAGGTAACGTAGTTATGTGTTCTTCTGATGTTGCTTCTGCACTAGCGGCGGCTGGCATGTTGGATTACGCTCCAGCTATTGCGGCTAACTTGAACGTAGATGACACAGGTAACTTGTTTGCTGGTGTTCTTAACGGACGTACAAAAGTCTATATTGACCCATATGCAACCGTAGACTATGTAACAGTCGGCTATAAGGGTTCTAACCCATACGATGCTGGTGTATTCTATTGCCCATACGTACCGCTTACAATGATGCGGGCTGTTGGTGAAGATAACTTCCAACCAAAAATCGGTTTCAAAACACGCTACGGCATGGTTTCTAACCCATTCGTTGGTGCGGCCTCTGGACGTGATGGCTTGGCAACTGCTAAGACTAACCAATACTACAGAATCTTCCGTGTAGACAACATCATGGTTTCTGCATAAACATAACAAATGAGGTGGGGATTAAACCCCACCCACACAAATTTGGCTATCGCTTCTAGGTATCAACTAAGGCGGTAGCCTTTTTTTATGCCAAATACTCAGGTAGCTTATTCACTTTGCTTACGAATTGATGATATGCACTTGTAACCTTATAGTGGTTATAGAAGAAATGCTTCTTAAGTGTTTTCCATCTCGATTTCTCTAACATAGGATATCCAAATGAAAGTACAACACATTCGTAGTGTTGATAATTCCTACAAGTTTGTATATTCCAAAACTTAGTTAGATCTAAATCTGTGTAAGGTCTTTGCCTTCTACGTTGTTGTGGAGCACCTTCATACAATGAATCGTCATATACAATATGCAACGTAATACCACCATCAGACCACCAAGGGACTTCATCACAAGGTCTTTCGACAGTGTTAATACAATTATCATACCAATGGATATCACACTTAAGGTTATCTACATCTGATATGAATTCTTTCTTTTGTTCTTTGGTGTTGAATAATACACCAATGTATCTGTGCTTAGAATCGTCATGGCCTTGACAGGATGTAAAGGTTAAGTAACCCTTCTCATGTAACCCACGCACAGCATCTTTAATCTCAGGTTCTAGGTTATTGTCTATGATGTCAGAATATTGGCTAACGAATGAACTAACATAGTTACCGTCCTCATCTTTAAAACAATATGTTCTGCCGTTGATCAGATGGTCATTACCTTTGACAAACATAGCATAACGATGACCATCTTCCACAGTTTGCAGAAGAGGTTCACTTGATTCATATTGGTGTTGGTATGGGACAACTATTTCATACTGGGGCCGCAACTTCTTATCTCCTACTTATAGATTTCAACGTGGACAGAAAACCCGACTTGATGTTTTGGGTCTCCAACTTGGTGACCGCTATCATGATCGAAAGGTCCTGTTACATATGTATCACGATCAGGGCTTCCAGTATTTGGCATATTAAACCCTTCCATATACTTTTGCGCTTCTTCTTTTGACTCA